TCACGATACCCACACCTAGTTCTGCTGCCAACTTGGACAGCCTTACTGACAGATCAGCAAGGAACTGTTCCTTACTTTCTTCTGCCGCTACACCTGCACTGATGTCCTGTATCGGTTCGAAGAACACGTACTGTACACCACAGGCTTGAGATAGATACCTGATCTGAGACAATAAGTCAAGAGGATCATCCTCATCATTCAAATAAAATTGGTATAGTCTCTCATCTTTAGTCAGGTCTTTGATCGCATCCTGTACCAGATCATCCATGTTCTTGTCTTCGATCAAGTCCTTGCGTGTCAGGTTATCGTTCAGGTGGTATGAAACCAACCCTAGCAGTGACCGTAGCTTGGTCTCCTCCATGTGCCATATGGCAATCTTGATCTCAGGGTACTGGCTCAGGATACGGTACTCTAGGTACCTCATGAACTCTGTCTTACCGATGCCTGTCTGTGCCTTGAAGAGGGTGAAGTGTCCTTGCATCAAGCCTAGGCACATCTCGTCGAACTCAGCCAGTCCTGTCTCAACATAGACATGATCATCTGCCTTGTTGTACATGCCAAGGAACTGATCTGTCGTGTTGATCACATTCTCAGGTGTGTACTTCTTAGCGTTGAACCATGCAGCCCTGAACTCTTGGGTAGCACCCGCCTGTAGGAACTCGTTAGCGTCCTTGTACTTGTCGTGTGGTACACGATAGACTTTGTTCGGGTACATCTTGGCGATCTTGTGTGCAATGGCATTCCCTGCCTCGTCATTGTCGATTGACAATACGATCTTGTCGAAGGACGACAGCCAGTCGTGTACGTTTTCCCATAGCTTGCGTGATGGTTTAGCTGAGGGTAGAGACACCACAGGGTTCGGGTACTTGGGGTTGTGCATCATCTGATAGACAGACATAGCATCCAACTCACCCTCTGTGATGGTCACAGTCTTGGATGTCCCTGCATTCCAGAGGTTCATACCGAACAGTTCGTCTGACTTGAACCCGTCCTTCGCACGGAAGTCCTTCGGGAATAGTCGGGACTTCACCCCGCCTGATGGGTATACATAGTCCTGATACTGTTCGTCACCCCTGCTGTTCATGTAGGTGTAGCACCCGAAGAACTTCATTGTATCTGCTGTGATTCCACGCATCCCACGATAGACACCTGTCATCTTTTCTAGTGTGACAACCTCAGCATCCTTGAATGCCTTGTCGATCCGTTGTTCCATATCATCTCCTCTGAGGGCATCGCCTTCGGCTTGTGCTTCCCAGTACTCACACCCGAAACAGTAGCCATGACCGTCGTCGTATCGTGCAAGGTTGTTCTTTGAACCACATTCAGGACAGGGTTCGTGACCGATGAACTTGCTTTCAGTCTTCGTCGTATCCATAGTCTTTCCTCCCATACGGTTCTGCTGCGTAGCCATTCCAGTATGCATCCATTTGCTCTGCTGTCAAGCAGTTTTTTACATCTGATGGTCTGCCGTAGTAGATATCCTTTGCACCTTGTTCATAGGCTTCCTGTTTAGTCTTGAAAACTTTTTCATTTTCCATCTTGACAATCCTGATTTTCTTCGTATAATAGGGCTGTGCTCTGCACAGGGTCTATATAACTATTAATATTATCCGTGTACAGATCATCAGGGTTTTCCATCAACTCTATTGTTTCATCATAGTGCATCTGGAACCAGTGGTTTCTATATGGTGCTTGCATTAGAATGGTACCTCGTCATCTTTCTTTGTTGGTTTCCAGACATATCATAGTTTAACATGGCAAGCAAGAAGTCTTGTAAGGTTCTACCCCACAACTCGCAGGATTTTATATCTGCATGATGATGGTAGATTTCTTGCGTATCTTTCTGCACGTGACTGTGATGGTTCAGTGTACCAGCAGATAAGTTTATTGTTTGTGTCATAGACTTGTACTCTATATGTCATATCCATATTTCCAGTTTTTAAAACATTCCCAACAGTGATCCTTGCCTAGTGCTTTGTCTATCAACCAGACAAGGTTTCTCTTGTCATTCAGGTACCAGACATAGTTTCTGGCACTGAATGTCTGAAAGGGTTGACCGCCAAGTATTGCGTTTAGTGTGACAGACAACCCTATCCCAATATTGTAGAGATACTTAGGCATTTAACATTGCTGCAATTTGTTTTGCTTTGTTCTTGCTGACTGGCAAGACACCAATCTTTAACAAGACTTGGATACGATAGATCACACGTTGATCGTACTCGTTTAGTTCGTCTGCGATCTGACGGATAGACTTGCGGTAATAGTCCTTGACAAGTGCCTGATCAATTACCTCGTAGCCTGTACGGTATGTGTAAGTCTTTGCACGTGTCATATGTTTTGTGTATGGTGCATAGATTTTTTCGTTGATAGTGTTTGGCATGATAGCCTCCTGTATGTTTAAAGGTTTCTAAGTTCATGCGGTTGGCATGTATAGACAGACTGAAACAATCTGTCCAAGATGTCAACCATTATTTTGTATTTCCTCTTTTACTGGTGACCCACACCAACTTTTAATGGACATCCAGTCAAATTCAAAGTTGTCTGTAACGTAGTCTGATGCAGCCCAATATTCTGCGCACTCTCTACTTGATTCATCCCATTGCCATAGGCAAGGTATATTCTCTATTGTGAAGTGGCTAACATTACCATTGTCAAACATTAGCTCAACTTGTGCCTCTACTAGTATTTTCGTTTCACGTTTCATTGTCTTTCCTCTTTAGATACCGTGTTCACGTTTCCATGTTGTCCAAGTGATAGCTTGCAGTTCATGAGGCTTGACACCTACACGTTTCGCAGCCTTGACATATGCCTCTTGCATCTCACGATATAGTTTCTTACCCATGTTCGTCTTGTCACTGGTCAGACCTTGACGGATACCCAAGGCGATGTTGTAGGCATGTCCGTCAATGGTGACCTCTGTCAAGCCCCTGATGTTTGAATAGAATGATCTGATCTTTTGTCCGTTTAGTCTGGTCAGTATGTCATCATCATCTGTCAAGTCATCTTCGAGTATTGACCATGCCTTGGCCTTCATGGTGTTGTAACAGGACACCTTGAAGTCTGACAGGTCTTCACCCTTGACCCAAGCCCAAACCATACGTTCGGTATCCTTGACGTTACGTTCCCATCTGTTGTTAGGTGATAGCGCAGCCATGACACCAACCACAGTATGAGTGTGAATAAAGTACTTGGTTGAGATAGCCTTGGCATGTCGCTTTGCTCTGTCGTACCATTCGAGTCCATTGGCGGTATCCTCTGGCGTTGCCCTGCGGTATACTTTGAGTATGTTCCTAACGTGTTGTGTCATATCTCTATTTCCTCTGTTGTCGTTATGTATTTCGTAACGTCCACTTTGTACTCTGGACTTGGATACAAGACTCGCATATCTGACACAAGTCTGTCAAGTGATTCTTCCCACGTTGGATATCCACCATCCTTTTTCATCGGCACCAAGTCTGTTCTGATACGGAAATAGAATGAATAACCGAACTCTGGTGAATCTGGTGTCCACCTACGTTGTCTGTATCGTTGGCTTACATTGATCTTGTATTGTGACATTGTTTCTTTCCTCTGTTGATTGATAAAGACATCCAGACAGGGAGGAATCCAGATGCCTATAACAATCAACCCTTGTCGCTTGCGAACAAGCTCGAAGACACACTTACCCGACCTTTGACGGACTGATTCAAGTCACCGTTCTACCGCCCACGATCTAGGACGCTGTCCGTTAGCAAGTGTTTGCTGTCTTGTCTTTTGTGTGTCGAGACTAGATTCCACTCGACTAGGTTCGATTGGTAATGCTCTGGATCAAGGCCGTTAGGCTCCCCGTCTGCGATTGACCGTCTTGGAATGGTGCCATTGTGGCGGCACCTAACCGAGAATGTCAAGGGTTATTTTATACTTTTTCCCATTCGTTGATTGCATTGTCTACAATGTTTTCAAGCCATTCTTTATCGTACCCACCTTTCCAAGGTGATCTGTCTTGCATCATGTCGATCAGTTCTTGTCTTGTCAATGGTTTCTCAAAGGTTTCTGCATGGTCAAGTAGTGCGTAGATCAGTCTTGTGATGCTATCTGCTAGTGTTTTCGCTTCGTGTTTCATCTTGTTGTTTCTTTCGTGTTTGTGTTGGTGTGGTCTATAGAATGTTATAGTGATTGGTTTTTGTCAAGACTAGAAAATGAAATAAAATGCATATTGTAACAATTTGTTACCTGTTCGTGATTCGTTTCAGTATGTGGAACAAAACAAGAACTACTATATAAGTATAATGTGTAATAACATAACACTCTAATAATTATACCAAGGGATAGCAGAGAACTATACGAAAGGATTCGTTAGGTATCAGATAGTTAGGGTAGTTACTTCGGGTGTGATCACATTTCCCATAAGAACTACTTTTGTGATCACAAATAGTACTTACTGTTAGAACCTTACCCAAAAGTATATGGGGGTGGGCCTTAAAGTATGTACTTTAGGTACCCATCGGAAGGGGGTCGTGGGGGTACCTCCTGTATGTACAATACGACAAGAAATTTTCTCAGAGAAATTTCCAATATGTAAAAATGACAAACACAACAAAAAACCCCTGCCAGTCTTACGTGGAGGGGTGTACTTGCAGAATCTGTACGTGACTTACTGGTACTTCAAGTAAGGTACTTAAAGTAAGCAGTCCTAAGGAATACTTATAGTATATATACCCCTCGGGTACTGACAGTACCATTTTATAGATTCTTGCACAGTTTGTCAATAGTTACGTAACGTCACTTTAAAAAACTTAAAATTTTTAAAAATAATGTAAGAAAAGTGTTGACATTGTATACGTAATGCTTTAAGATTACACGTATGATTCGTTCTGTACCTTCTGACATCAACCTAGATGATTACACACCTGACGTTCTTTATGACGTACCTGATGATGATCATGTGTTTACATTTCATACGTGTTATCGGTGTGATGAAGAGTACTTAGATGTAGAGGGTAGTTATACTTCTGGAACAAGTACGTGGTGCTGTAAGTATTGTCAAAGACAAGATTACTACTCCAACAGAGAAGCTAGGATAGAAGCTACAAAAAAGTGGCAAGAAGAAAATAAGCATGAATACAGAGACTATCTTGATTCTTGGCGTAAGTGGAATAAAGACTTAATTAAGAGTACAAACAGATTACGTAACCAAAGAGTTAAGGACAGCATACCTGAAGTTCTCAAGGGTTGTCCAATAGAAAAACTAAGACTACAGAACATCTACAAACTCTGTGACTTGATGTCTAAGGTAACTGGAGAACCTTACCACGTAGATCACATGTGGCCTCTGTCAGATGGTGGTCCTCACTGGTCAGGAAACTTACAGGTCATACCAGCTAAAGAAAACCTAGCTAAACATGCTAAGGTAAACGAACAAGTTAAACAGACGATACAAGAAGCATTAAGTAAGGTAGAGAAACCATGTTCACCTTCGAGCAACTAAAGACAGCCAACGGCATTACACGGACTAAGAGCTTGTTCTACGAGTTGTCCTACAATGACCCTGAGTATGCTATCTTCACAACGAAGGAACATGATCACATCCTACCTGACGGACGCAAGATGATCTCCCTACAGCAACTCTACGTTGCTATGGTACCTAACGATCCTACAGAGTATGAGTTCGCACAGACAGTCTTTGGGTCATGGGAAGTCTGGGAGAAGATCAAGAAAGCACCACAGATCGCTGTCTATGTCAAACGTTGGCAGAACGAGGTAGAGATCAAGGTTAAGTCTCAGGCTATTCAGGCGATAGCTATGGAGATGAAAGAGGGTGGTCGTTCATCCTTCAGTGCAGCTAAACTTCTCTTAGAGAAAGGCTGGCTTGATAAAGACAATGCTTCTCAAGCTAAGAAGAAGCTACAACAAAAAGAGCAACAAGAGCAAGACAAACAGGCTTTAGCTTTGTTGTCAGAGGATGCTGACCGTTTAGGGATTAAGATTCAGTAATGGCAAAGAAACCATCCATAACGACAATCTCGTCAGGGTATGCATCTACGACTACCCTGAATGATAACTTCGAGGCTCTTAAAGAGGCTTTCGATAATACCCTGTCACGGGATGGTTCTGCACCTAACAGCATGAACACTGACTTGGATATGAACTCCAATGATATTGTCAATGCTGCACGTATCCTAGTTGGTGGTCAGGACTACTTAGCTCTGTCATTATCCTATATGAATGCAGCACTAGCTGCTCAGGAGGCGGCAGAAACGGCAGAAGCTAATGCGGAGATATCTGAGACAAATGCGGCTAACTCAGCATCTTCAGCATCTACCTCAGCCGCATCAGCCTCAAGTTCAGCCTCTTCAGCGAGTACAAGCGCAACAGCAGCATCAACGTCAGCTTCAGAGGCATCTTCTTCAGCTTCAGATGCAGCCTCTTCAGCAATATCATCGTCTAACTCAGCCTCTTCAGCATCTACCTCAGCATCAGCTGCTGCAAGTTCAGCTACCGCAGCGGCGGCTAGTGAGGACTCCGTAGCTGCTGACGCAGCCGCAGCCGAGAGTGCAGCTGATAATGCAAGTACCTCAGCCTACAACGCAGGTCAGAGTGCAACGAATGCTGCCACTTCTGCAACATCAGCCGCAACATCTGCTACAGCAGCAGCTACAAGTTCAGCATCAGCTGAGGTCTTTGCAGAATCATCTGAGTACTGGTCAGACAAGGCTGCTGGATTCTCAGCACAAAGTACCTCACAACCCTACGACATATCTATAAACACAGACTTTGGTACCCTTGCTACGGGTACTGGGCCTTTTTCAAATGAAATCGACTTAGAGCAATTTACGATGTCGAAAGGCTCTTCAACATATAATTACGGAGTTCTCTAACTATGGCTACTCAAGTTCAGTTCCGAGGCGGCACTACCGTTGAGCATTCGACGTTCACTGGGGCTGCACGAGAAATTACTATTGATACCGACAAGGATACAGTTGTTGTCCATGACGGCACTACTGCTGGGGGCTATCCTCTAGCCACAGAGGATGGTGCTACACTTACAAATGTGGACATCAACAGTGGTACTATTGATGGAACAACCATCGGTGCTACAACACCATCTACTGTGTCAGCCACAGACCTGACAGCCACAGGCACGACAACCCTAGCAGGTGCAGATACATCAGCGGATATTACTTTTGGTGATAACGTAAAGGCTACTTTTGGTATTGGGTCTGATTTGCAGATTTACCATGATGGGTCGAATAGTTATGTGAAAGATAATGGCACTGGTGATTTGTACTTACAGGGTACAGCAAACGTGCGGATCACCAACACCAGTGGTCAAAAGATGTTTCTTGGTCAAGATGGTGGCGAAGCACAATTATATTACAGTGGCGTTGAAAAACTCGCCACCACCAGCACAGGCGTAGACATCACGGGTACGGCAGTCACGGACGGTGTTACAGTCGCTGGCAACCTGTCAGTCGATGGCGGCACGATCAAGCTGGATGGGAATTATCCTGTTGGTAGTTCTAACACTGGATTAGGTAATGGTGCATTAAATGGCAGTTTAACTGGTCAGCAAAATACAGCCATCGGTTCAGCATCAT